TACGGTAATCGTTGACTGCCAAACGCCCGTGACATGCGACCAGAGCGAATTTGACTCAAAGAAGTCGAATCCGGCCAGTTTGCCGATCGCTCCCTCTTTAAACATCTTTGTCACTTCATCGGCCGGCTGAAACAGATTTTGAATGTTGCTGCCCAAGGAATTCATCTGGCTGCTGGAAATCAGCATGCACTTTTTCCCCGGTGGGCAGGACTGCTCTATGAGCACCTGGCGGGCCGCATAAGCTGTGGCGATTGATGTGGCGTTGGTTCCCAGAATTCCCACGAGGTTGCTGGCGTGCTGATACGCCCGCAGTGCACTGCGGTCGTCTATGTCCTGCGCCATTGCCGCTGCGCACGGATCCCAGTAATTCTCGCGGAGTTCCTCCTCGCTTCGTTCGAGTTTGACGGCTCTTTCGTAGTCATCCCATTCGAACGGAATCTGGATCCATTGATCCATGTTTACCGTGGTGTAAATTCGGTCAATTCCCTGCGGATTGTAGCCCATGCCGTCAATGGTTCTGGGCCTCCAGGGGAATTTGACCTTAATCGAACTTCCTACTGCGAACTCTTTGCTGAAATCCTTCTCCCAATCACGGGAGAAGTACTCGGCTGCAACCAATTTGTTCAGCAGGAGACGTAGAATCTCCATGCTCACCCAATTGGTGTTGATAAAATTGTTTGTTGGCATACGGCTCCCTTACGCGCCTATTGGCCGCGCATTCGCGCAAGTTGCTCGCGATTTTTTTCCCGCATATAACGGGAAACATCGCCAGCCCTTGCGGCCTCTTCTGCCGGATTTGGGAGCGCTCCTCGGCTGCTCCCCAATTCCTCCGGCGGCGGAGGTGGATTTTCGTTTTTTGAGCCTTTAGCAGATTTACCCTTGTCTTCGGCCTGTTCGCTGGATTCGGTCTTCGTCGATTTCTTTCCATTATTCTTGGATAGCTCCTCGACTACTAATCTTTCGAGCAATATAGCCTTACGGATTGCGGCGCCAGGATCCGTGCGAGCCATTTCTATAAACTCGCTCAAATCCTCTGGCGTCTCGCCCATGACATACATCAGGTCCACTAAAACGGGAGATTCATTGATAATCGCCTTAACCGCGGCTGGTATCTTCGCATCTCCGACTATTTCAGCGACAGTCTTTGTTATGACCGCCTGGGCCTCGTCTCCGTAGCGGGTTTTAGCCTCCGCGAGCTTCTCGGTCAATCCATCGCGCGTGGCCTTGTCGGCTTCGTCGCGCTTGTATTTCTCGATAGCTTCGTTGGCCTTGAATCCCGCTAGACCATCCTCGTATTGCTCAAGGGCCGTCTCGTAGGCTACTTCGTCCCCTTCAAAGTCTTGGTATTTGGGCCTTTTCGGCCGTTCGAGCGGCTTTTCGGTGAGCTCCTGAATCGCTCTCCCTTCTGTTCGTCCGAGTTTTTGCCTCAAATCAACGACTTCGGCTTTCAAGGCTTTCAGCGTCGCCGGCGTCAAGTCCTCTTCTTTCAAGACTCCTAGAACTTCATTTAGGCGTTTTTCGGCCTTACTCTGGGTTTTCTGCTTTGGCTCAATGGTTTCTTTGCCCGTTTCTGAAGCGGGGGCGCTTTTTTGTCCAGGCTTATCGCCTGCGTCAGATTCGGAGTTTTTCGCGGCTCCTTGCGCGTCTGCTTTGCCTTCTGGAATCTTTCCTGTCAATCTCCAGTTGGCATAGGCTTCTGATTCTTTGGGTACTTCGACGGCTTCGGACGTTCCTACCTGAGCCGCATCTTGTTTTTCGTCCATGGTTTCTCCTAAAAATGCATTATTGCATTACGTACACCAGGTTCCAAATGTGGAATCGATATCGGTGATGGCGGCCTGGATCGCCGTCTTTTCGATTGCATACGTCAAAGCTGGGTCGTTGTGAGCATTGGCCAGAGTGGTAGTCGACCATTTCGGGTCAAGACCATAAGATTCCAGCTTACCCTTGAGGTAATCCAGTTCCCGGATTGCCTTATCTTTCGCTGCTTGCATGATTACTGACATTTTCTCTCCTTTTATTCAACAAACCCATACTTGGGCTCGATGAGGATATGAAGGCTGTTCAAAATCTCTGCGCCGCCTTCGTCCTTGTAGCCGTCCCTATAGGCGAGAACGTCAATAGCCGATTCCGGATCCTGTGCGTCCAATGCGCTGTCTAGGCTTTCCCGGACCAGCTTTTTGACTACTTCTTCCTTGCCGGATTCGGTCGGAAGCGCATCAAATTGTTTTTGCAATGATTCTCTTACCGCCTTAACTCTGCCTATTGCTCTAACGCTCCATGTCATAATTATATGCCCTCCTGAATGGGTTGTTGTTCTTCCTGAGTGGTTGCAGTGGCTTCCTGTTGCTGTGCCGCTACTTGTGCCTGTTGGTCGGCCAATTGACGCTCGTAGCCCTGTTGCTGCGCCGCCAGTCCAGCTTCATGTGCCTGTCCGTGGAACTGCTTCCAAAGATCCTCAACAAACTGCATCCTCTCGCCGAGCGCCTGCGCCTTTGTCGTAATTTCAGCCTTGGCAATATCAGCCTCGATCTTCATTTTCTCAATTTCCAGCCTGAACTGGTTATCAACGATCTTGGCGTCTTTTTCCTGCTGGAGCTTTTGGATTTCGGCTTCTTTCTGCTTCGCATACTCATTCAACGCTTGGCATTGTTGTTGCAGGCCCTGCATCTGCTGAATAATCTCAGGCGGAATCTGCGCGCCGCCCTGTTTCTTCGGGTCGATGATGTCGGCCATTTCGTCGCCACGCGGCCCCATTTGCTTCATCCTGATTGCCAGGCCAAGAAGCTTCTGCATCTGCTCGGGTGCCAGGGGCAGGTTTTTGATATTAGAAACGAGCAGGTCGAGGAACTGGGTTACCTCCTCGCGCTGGCTCTGATTGCTTGGTCCGGTGCTGATCGTGATGTGATTCTCGCTTTCCTCGATCTTGTAGTGCTGCTCCTGATCCTTTTCGTCTATGTAGGGGGCCTCTGTGTTGATCGTGGCCTTGTAGGTCGTGTCATTGGCCTTGCGCAGAGTGAGCTTGCGCTGCTTGCCATACACGGGATAAATCCAAGAGTCCATTACACGGCCGGCCAGAGACAGGAACATATCAAATCTATCGGCGAAGTGATAAGAACCAATGGCCTGCGATTGAGCGATGCGCTCTAGTGCTATGCCTGATTTCTCATTGTTGCGTTGCGCCGAAGTCGGCAGCGGACTGATGCCCATAGCGGCCTGAATGGCTCTCCTGCAACTATCCTGTGCCATGATGTACTGTTGGAAATTCGGGGCGAATGGCTGAAATTGAGGTTTAGGCAGAACCGCTCCGCCCGCTCCGTCAACCATCGGATCCACTTGTATGTAGGCTCTCGGATCGTCATACAGATTCTCCCATGCCTCGCGGTCGCTCTCAAACTGGCCCTTGTATCCGATAAATTTAACCTTTGGCGTCATTTTGGCTTCTTCTGACATCTGAGAAACCAAATATGCCAGGCTCATTTGTGGATCCCGGGCCAGGCGCGGAAGTGAAAGAATCACACGCTCTACTCCCTCGCCTCCATCGGTCCAGATTTCCTCGCCGATTACAGGGATGATTGGAATTATCTCGCCGGGTTGTGGAATGCGCTTGATGATTTCTACACCGTTTGTGATGTACTGGACGATGGTCTTTTCTTCGTGTTCACGGCTTGTAAGTACACGCGTTTCCCTGGGTGGCCTCTCGGTGGCTATTCGATCACCCTCAGTCAAATAGAGCATGCTGAATTCACTCTCAACCTTCCAGTATTCGGCAACGAGAACCTTGTCCGCGTGAATCCAATCGGGCGCCATAGTACGATGGTCGCCGGTGAAGTCTTTGACCTCTGCATCTTTGTATTTCCGCTTAAAATCATTCTTAATCATCCAATCCAGCACAAAACACTTTCTCGCGTCCGACCAGTCAACCTCTTTACAGTCCCAATCGAAAAGTACTGAATCTGGGTTTAAAATGGGTTTGATTACGATTTCCTGGTCAAATGTCTTGCCGACATAGCGGCGCCCGATCCTGAAGAATCCATAGCCCCCGCGCACGGCCTGCTCGAATCCGCTGCTGATGTAGATGTAGGGAGCCCCGCATTTATACTCGATGGTGCGAATGAGGTCCTGGCGAAGTTCCGCCTCTTGTTCGCTGGAATTCGCGCCATCCGGGTCAACCTTGATCCCGCGCTTGTTCTGTCGGACCGCATTGATAGCCTGATTTATGTACTGCCGAAGCTCGTCGTGATTCAGGCACAATCTGCCCTTATCTTCTCGCGCTGCCCGCGCCTTCGGTTCCCAGGGATCACCCATGAGATATCGCAGGTCGGTCTTGCGCTCTTCCCGGGGCTTGCGCCATTTCTTGTCTAAGTAGACGTAAGAATCCCGGATTTCCTTTAGCAGATCTTCGTCTTTACTGGCCATTTCTCGGCCTCTTCATAGCTTTTGAGCCTTTGCGCATGTGCCCGAGCTTCGGATTCACGTGGAGTTCCTCTTTCATTTTGGCCTGTTGATCTGAGCTGAGCGGCGATCCGTTACTCAAAAGAAGTTTCACTTGTCTACGAGTCCAAGGCATTATTGTATCCTCTGTGCTTCGCCATTTTCGTAAATCCCTGCGCTGATTCGCAAATACTCGTCTTTTCCCCATGCCTCAGATCTGAAAACATTGTGCGCCTTGTAGATTACCTGGTCGCGCTGTTCGTCGGGGATATCTCGTTCGAGATTCCGCATTGTCTGCATGAGACGCTCGTGAGTCATGGAGCGCAGCAGGATTACGGTGCTCCAAAGAGTTTTGAATTCCGCCGGCCGATATGCGTGGAACTTTCCATCTGTGCCAATAGTCGGCAGTTGCTTCCGTTCTGCCAAGTCCGCTGATTGGGCGATATAGTTGTCCAGCGGCAGCGGCTTGAATCTGCGAATCCGATAGACCAGGGAATCATACATGCTCTGGCGCTCCTGCGGCTCGCAGCGCGAAAGCAGCGATCTAAAATGATCGTGATCCCGTATATCCATCGCGAAGGCGTCCAAGAAGGCGCTGGGCGCATCCATCGTGGGCCGCCCTAGCCTTTGCATGCCCTTATTAATTCGGCGCTTTTCGGCCCGGTTCTGCATCAGTATTTCTCCATCTCTTTCGCTTGCCTCTTTGCCTCTGATTGGCGCTTCTGCCTGGAGCCATGGCGCAAAACCTTGAGCAGGTGTTTGTGCTCGTCAGTGAATTCCTCAAGGGACATGCTGACCTTCTTTGAGATTCGGCTGGCCGCTGCCTTGCTGATCTTGTTGCGCATTACTCCTCGCCCTCGCCGCGCTCTTCCTTGGATTCTTGTGCTTCCTCTGCTATTTCGCCTTTCCCGACTTTTAATCCCAGATGCTTACCGATGTGCGCCAGCATCCGGGAATGCTCTGCTGATCCAAGGCCGAAACTGTGCTCGTCCGGCTCTCGCGAATCATATCCGATTCCCATGGGTGCCGTGCTTTTCTTGCTTACTACCCGGCGGAAATGATGACGAACGCTATGGGAGCCGTCCTTCCCGGGTATTATCACCATGCTTTCGATCTGCTGTTTTGCCATTTCAATCTCTTAGGATTCCGTTGGCTTTGCTTCGGGTCTTCGCCGCGCTGGAGGCACTGAGCTTGCTCTTTGCGAGCATTTGAGTGGCCTGCGCTTTCGCATTGGCGGCATGACTGCGATCAGGCATCGGGTAACGCCGGCCCCCGGGCAATCCGAATTGCTTACCGGGAATGTTCTTTCGTGCTTGGCCTGTGAGTTCGGCCATTTCGATCCTCCACGTTAAACGATAGCCGGATTATACCAAATACAATCAGAGCGCACAATCCAATGCAAATCAGGCCCATAGGTTTGCTCCTTGGGGGCGACGCTGTACGGGTCGCTGCTCCTGATTAATTGGGGTCTTGAGGACTACGGCTAGGTAGCTTAGCGAGT